GCTCGACGAATTAGAGAAGGTCCAAGCAACACTGCCCACGGGCAAATGGAATGCACAATGGATGCAGAAACCAACTAGTGAAGAAGGTGCTATTATAAAACGTGAGTGGTGGCAGATATGGAAACACGATTGGATACCACAACTAGATCACGTTATACAATCTTATGATACAGCGTTTTTAAAAAAAGAAACTGCAGACTACTCAGCTATTACCACCTGGGGTGTATTTTACCCGGACCAAGATTCAGGGGCCAACTTAATGTTGCTTGATGCAATAAAAGGTAGGTATGAGTTTCCTGAACTAAGGCGCTTGGCCCTTGAACAATATAAATACTGGCAGCCAGAATCAGTGATTGTTGAGGCTAAAGCATCAGGATTGCCTTTAACTTATGAGCTTAGACAGATGGATATACCGGTTATCAACTTCACACCATCAAAAGGAAACGATAAGCATGCACGTGTAAATGCGGTTGCACCTTTATTTGAATCTGGTATGATATGGTGTCCTGAACAAAAATTCGCAGACGAAGTCATTGAAGAATGCGCTGCGTTTCCGTACGGGGATCATGACGATCTAGTCGACTCTACGACTCAAGCGATCATGCGTTTTAGACAGGGAGGACTAATTGGACACCCTGAAGACTATGTGGACGAACCACAGAATGAACGTAAAAGGAATTATTATTAATGATTAGATTTGGAATGGGCTTAATGGAAATAGTTGAGCAATTGACTAGAGGTTTTATGAAAGCCACAGGCAAACAACCTGGTAATTTAGAAAAATTAAAAATTCAACAAGAAGCTATTCAAAGATTAAAAGAGATGAACAAAGTAGTTGATATGGAAGGTAGAGTCATGGATACGACTAAACCTATTGTAGGAGGTACTCAAGAAGGAGCTGCACTTAAATCAGGAATCATGAAAACAATGGGTGCAAGACCTAGACAAGTTTTATCTGAAGATGAGATTAGACAAAAATTATTAAAAAATAATGAAGAAGGACTCGCGTCTATGAAAAGTAAACTAGATGACCCAGAGAAAAAAGCAATGGGTGGACGTATTGGTCTAAAATCAGGAAGTTATTTATATAAAAAATTTAAAGATTTAGGTTTAGGTAAATTACTTACAAGTGATAAAGTAGCTGGAGTTACCATGGGAGAAGAAGGTATAGCTGAATTACTTAGATTACTTTCAAATAGTGGTATGTTTGCAGACGGCGGACGTGCAGGATTCATGGCAGGTGGCATGGGCCGTAGAGGATTTTTAAAATTACTAGGGTTAACAGGTGCAGGTATTGCGGGAGCTAAAACAGGTTTGATGAGTCTTGCTAAAAAATCAGAACCAGTTGTTGAAGCTGTAAAAGAAACTGCACAAGAAGTGCCTTCTTATTTTTTTAGTTTAGTAAATAAAATTAGATCATTGGGTGATGATACACTTGCAACTCAAGATAAAACTATTGCTAAAAAATACAAAGATTATGTTATGGAAGAAGACTTTGCAGGCAATATAGAAATTATTAAAAAAGGTGATGACGTCGCTGGAAATAAAATTGAAGATGTTTACATGAGTTACAAAGTAGATGAAGTACCTCTCAAAAAAGGTGGCTCTAGAAAAGTTGAAGAGTATGAAGAATATACTGCAAGACCTGATATGGAAGGCAAAATGAAAGACGTTGAACCAGGCGTTCCTAACAGTGTTGTTGAAGAAGCGATGAGTGAAGCTCCATCAATTAAAAAAGCATCAGGTGGTATCTCTCGAATGTTAGGAGAGTAAATGGATCTCTTTAAAAGAATAAAAGACCTAAGTGCAGTGTACGATGACGATGGTCCAAGCGCCATGGTCCCTGAATCACGGAACATGGCTCAAAGCGAACGAACTAATTTTGTTTTAGGAGGTCCTGCTATTCAAGCAATGAAAGCTACAGCTAAAACAGTTGCAAATAATTTAAATAGAATTCCAACACAAAACGAACTTGTTCAAGCTACAGGAAAAGCTGCTGCAACAATTAAAAAGTATTTTAAAGAAGGCATAGATTATTTAAAACCTATGGATAAAAAAGAAGCTGCTAAACTTGGTGGTAAAAAACCCACAGGTATTACAACAGTTAGTGATGATCTTGTTCAACAGTTTAAAGATTTAAAAGCTACACATATCTCCCCTTCAGTAGAAACATCAAAAGCTGGAAGTAAATTATTTAGAGTAAAGTTTAGTGGGCCAATTAAAAATGATTTTAAAAACATTGCGGTGCCAGCAACAAAAGAAAATTTAAAAATAATTAAAAAACAAGTTGACGATGTTGTATCTGGTAATCTTTACAAAAACAAAGCTAAAGTATTTAAAACACCTGCAGATAAAAGAAAATTAAGACAATTAAAAGAGGCTATGTATAAAAAACAAGACCCTTTTAGAGTTTATGAAAACCTAAGAAAATACAAAGCTAAAAAATTTCCTGGCTCTATGTCAGAGGATATAGTTATTCAACATGGCCAACCAAAATTTACCACTCAAACATTAAGTAGAATGGGTTTAATACCAAGTAAGATAAATATATCTCCAGGTGTTGAAAAAGCTGAAAGATTACGTAATGAGTTATTAAGTAGAACACTTGTTAAATTAAAAAATCCAAACAGATCTATAGAAGATAAAAAAGCTATTATTGATGAAGCTAATTCAATTTTTACAGGTTTAAAAAATCAATTAAAAAAAACAAAAGGTTCTGGTTTAGTTAATTTTGAATTACTAAAGTTAGATAAAACTGGTAAGGTAGCAAGATTAAAAGACACCGGTTTTGACCCTAAAAAAGGTCTAGCTTATGGAGATGAATTAGGTCAATTAGATTTTGCTAAAATAAATAAAGACCAAGCAAATCAAATTATAAATTTAGGTAAAAGAAAAATTGATGAGGATTTAGTTAGAAGAACAGCACAAAATGTAACTACAAATAAAATGAATAATCCACTAAATTTAGATTTAGGGTTTTATAGTGGAGGACGTGTAGGTTTATCAGGTGGTGATAGATCAGGCCCACCACCAGAATCAGGACCAAACTCACAAGGGTTGCTATCATTAATGAAACGTGCTAAAAACTATTAGGAGTAATATATGGCAGATATAGATAAAGGACTCCCTAACACTAGAACTAAACTTGAGATTCCTTCAGATGAAGAGATGCAAGAAGAAGTCAGTGTTCAGGAGATAGAAGAATCACAAAAAGGACCCATTGAAGTTTTACCAGAAGAAGATGGTGGAGCTACAATTGATTTTGATCCAAGTGCAATAAATGTATCTGGAACACAAAGTCATTTTGATAACTTAGCGGATATTTTACCAGAAGAAAATTTAGAACCAATTGGAAATGAAATGGTTCAAAATTATATGGACTACAAATCTTCAAGAAAAGAATGGGAGAGTGCATACACAACAGGACTAGATCTTTTAGGTTTTAAATACGAAAACAGAACTGAACCTTTCCAAGGAGCTTCAGGTGCAACACACCCAGTTCTTGCAGAAGCAGTAACTCAGTTTCAAGCTCAAGCTTACAAAGAATTATTACCAAGTGATGGACCCGTTAGAACTCAAGTTATAGGAATAAAAAATTCACAAACAGAACAACAAGCACAACGTGTTAAAGATTACATGAATTATTTAATCATGGACACGATGAAAGAATATGAATCTGAATTTGATTCTATGTTATTTCATTTACCACTTGCAGGTTCTACATTTAAAAAAGTTTACTACGACGTACCACTTGGAAGAGTGGTATCGAAGTTTGTACCAGCGGATGAATTAATTGTTCCGTACACAGCTACCTCATTAGACGATGCGGAAGCAGTTATTCATACCGTGAAAATTTCAGAAAACGAATTAAGAAAACAACAAGTCAATGGATTCTACAGTGATGTAGAGTTAGGTCCTCCAGGTACAGATACCAATGGAGAACTATCTAAAAAAGAACGTGAGCTAGAAGGAACTAAGAAGACAGGTAAGAACGAACCTGTTTATACTTTGTTAGAGTGTCATGTTAATTTAGACTTAGAAGGTTTTGAAGATGTTGGAGCAGATGGTGAACCAACAGGAATAAAATTACCTTACCTCGTTACAGTCGATGAAGGTAGTAGGAAAGTTTTGTCTATTAGACGAAACTATGCGCCCGATGATCTAAAGAAAACTAAGATCCAATATTTTGTCCACTTCAAATTTCTGCCAGGACTAGGATTTTATGGCTTTGGATTAATTCATATGATTGGCGGATTGAGCAGAACGGCAACGGCTGCTCTCCGTCAATTATTAGATGCAGGTACATTATCAAACCTACCGGCTGGATTTAAACAAAGAGGTGTTAGAGTTAGAGATGAAGCATCACCAATACAACCAGGTGAATTTAAAGATGTAGATGCACCAGGTGGAAATTTAAGAGATGCTTTCTTTCCATTACCATACAAAGAACCTTCTCCAACATTATTAAACTTATTAGGAGTTGTTGTACAAGCTGGTCAAAGATTCGCGGCTATTGCTGATATGCAAGTGGGTGATGGTAATCAAGGTGCTGCAGTTGGAACTACAGTTGCACTTCTTGAACGTGGTTCACGTGTCATGTCTGCTATTCACAAAAGATGTTATGCAGCGATGAAACAAGAATTTAAATTATTAGGTAAAATAGTTTCACAATACTTACCACCAGAATATCCTTACGATGTTGTAGGTGGCCAAAGAAATATTAAACAAGCTGATTTTGATGACAGAGTAGATGTAGTGCCTGTTGCAGATCCTAATATATTTTCAATGTCTCAAAGAATTACATTGGCTCAAACACAATTACAAATTGCAACATCAAATCCACAGTTACACAACATGTATCAAATCTATAGAAACATGTATAATGCGATTGGTGTTAAAGATGTCGATGCAGTTTTACCTCCACCGGCGCCAAATGCACCGATAGATCCGAGTATGGAACATATAAATGCTTTAGGTGGAAAACCTTTCCAAGCTTTTCCTGGTCAAGATCACCAAGCACACATTACAGCTCACTTAAATTTTATGTCAACTAACATGGTTAGAAATAATCCTGCGATAATGGCATCAATTCAAAAAAATATACTTGAACACATTTCAATTATGGCTCAAGAACAAATTCAATTAGAATTTAGAGAGCAAATGATGCAGTTACAGATGATGCAACAACAAGCAGCAACAAATCCACAGGTACAAGCGCAAGTTCAAGACATCACAAACCAGATTGAAGCAAGAAAATCTGTGTTAATTGCAGAAATGACTGAAGAATTTATGAAAGAAGAGAATAAAATCACTTCACAATTTGATTCAGACCCACTATTGAAGCTAAAATCACGTGAAGTTGACCTAAGAGCGATGGAAAATGAACGAAAAAAAGAAGCTGACCAGACAAAAGCTGATTTTGATAGAGCAAAATTGATGCAAGCACGAGATTTAGCTGAAGATAA